CGGGTATCTTTAAGCTTAAAGACGAAGAGAAGAAAGATTTTTCTTACCAAATAAATACTGCAGATAAGATTGATAATGATTACGGTCTGAGCCTGCTGGACGAATCTAAGTTGGAATATTATAACAAGCAATTTGAAAATTACAGCAAAAACCAAACCGTTACAATCAATACCGATTTGCCAAAGCTGGAAGGTTCGGAAAGGCAGGTCGCCTATGCTAACAATCTGCGTAACAAAGCAATGACTTCTATGGCAAAAGCGGTAACTATGCCATTCAACGGTTCTGACAGAGAAAAAACAGCTAAGCGAGCCGAAATTGCAAGAACTAAAACTAATTCCAAAACATTGAGTGAGGCTGTCAACAAGCAACTTCAATCGAGTTCTTTGTATAAGAGCATTGCCGAAGAAAAAAAAATGCAGGTAAACTCATCGACACTTATAAGAAAAACGAAGAATCGTTCAATCAGATGTCCTACGATGCAAGAAAAGGTCCATTCTGGAAGAAATAAAAAGGTGATACAATGAAAAAAGCCTGTCCTTATTGTGGAAGAATTCACGATAAAAAATATGTCTGTGAACCTTTAAAAAAAATCAAACAACAACGTGATAAAGAGCAGTTTGAACGAAACAAAAATAACAGAACGTTTCGTTCTTCATCTTTATGGACAGAGAAAGCTAAGGCTATCAGAGAGCGTGACCTTAACCTGTGCCGAATCTGTATGGCAGAGGGAAAATACACGCCTGCTGACAGCGTGCATCACATTGTTAAGTTGTCGCAAGACTTCGATAAAAAACTTGATGATGATAACTTAATAAGTCTTTGCAGGTATCATCACGAGTTGGCAGACAAAGGAGTTTATTCAGATGATTATCTAATTTCTTTGGCAAAAACTATCCCCCCCTGGGGTAGATTAAATTTTTATGAATAAATTAAAAGACCGACTTCCAGCCTAGATTTTGAAAAAGGTTGTAAAATGAGATTTTAGGGGGGGTGACCTTATGGCAAGACCTTGCAAGCCGGCAAGCATATTGACGGATAAATCGCAGACAAAAGCAGAAATTGAAGAACGAGATAAGATAGAAAAGCAGCTTAGAGGGGATAACACTAAACTTACTCCGCCGAAATATCTTACAGTCGAACAGAAAAAGATTTTTAAGGAAATTGTAAATCTGCTGAAAGACAGCGGCGTTCTGGGAAAGCTTGATACATATATCCTTGAAACAACTGCGATTGCTATTGACCGCTTGCATTTTATTGAGAAATCAATTAATGCGGATAATGATTTGCTGAATTCAACGAAATTTATGGCGTCAAAAGACAAATACACGAAAGATTTTTTTCGAGGCTGTAATGAATTAGGGCTATCGCCACAAAGTAGGGCGAAAATTGCTAATATATCAGCGGAAAAGAACACATCAGACCCCATTGTGGAAACTCTAAAGGCGGCTATGGAGGAAGACGATTAAAGGAGTTGAAAATATTTGAATGTTTGATATTAAGAATACAAAAGCATACAAATATGCCGTAGAATGTGCCAAAGACACATCGGGCAAAACTCCTATATATGTCAGAAAACAAGCTGAACAATGGCTTGAAATAGCTGACGTAAAATGCGAATTTGCAAAAATCTCAATTAAGAAATATAAGTTGATACGGTCAATTCTGAAACTTATGGAACACCCTGATTTGCACATAAATATGTATGACGGGTTAGAACCGTATGCACATTTCTTGATTTTTGCAGTATTCTGTTCCGTCAAAGAGGACGGAAAAAGACTATATGAAACAGCATTGCTTGAAATAAGCCGTAAGAATTACAAGACGTTTAATTCTGCGGTTATTTTTATAATTGGAATGCTTACCGAACCACAATTTTCAAGATTTTTCTCTGTTGCTCCTGACTATAAATTATCAAGCGAATTAAGGCTTGCGGTCAGAAAAATCATTAAATGCTCGCCAAATCTTATTAAGCATTTTAAGATTACACGAGATATGGTGACCTGTAAACTTAACGAAATCGAGTATACGCCGCTCGCATACAGTAATGACCGTATGGACGGTAAACTTGCGAACATATTCCTTGCCGATGAAGCAGGGGCGTTAGATAGCTATCCAGTCGAGGCTATGAGGTCATCACAGATTACATTGCAGAACAAGTTAGGTATCATTATTTCCACGCAGTACCCAAACGATAACAATGTAATGATTGATGAAATTGACATTGCAAAGAAATCACTTGACGGATTACTGGACGATAAAAGCATATTTGCTTTGCTTTATGAACCTGATGAGAAAATTCGGTCAGAATGGCGAACAAACGACAATGTTATTTATCAGTCAAATCCTGTTGCTTGCCATAATGATACGGTATTTGATGCAATATGCAAGCTGCGAGAAAGGGCGATACTTTACGAAAACAAGCGTGAAAACTACCTCTGCAAGCATAATAACATTCAATACCAGTCAATGGGTACAGAGGGATATGTGGAAATTGACAAGTTTAAGCTGTGCCGAATTGAAAACAACCCCGAATTCTGGAGAGGCAAAGATGTTTATATCGGGCTTGACCTGTCGCAGTCAGACGATAACACATCTGTTGCTATGGTTACTCTGTGGAACGGAATTATTTATGCGGCTGTTTGGGGATTTATCCCGGGAGGAAAAATAAAACTCAAATCTACAAAAGAAAGAGTTGACTATAACAGACTTATTCGTGAAGGCTGTTGCTTTGCCACGGGAACAGAGGAAGATGAGGTTATTGACTATAGCGAAGTTGAAGAATTTGTATTGAGTTTACCCGAAAAATACGGAGTAAACATAATACAGCTTGGATATGACCGCTATAATGCAATATCCTCAATTCAGAAGTTTGAAAGTGCTGAAAATCCTATTGAATGTGTGGAAATCAGGCAGCATTCAAGCGTTCTGCACGTTCCAACAAAGCTATTGTATGAGTATATTTTACAGAAAAAATTTGCTTATTTTGACAATCGTATGCTTGAAATCAACATACAGAATGCAAGATGTACATTTGATACAAACTTAAACAGATATGTCAACAAGAAAAAATCAACAGGCAAGGTTGATATGGTTGTATCGATTATTAATGCGGTTTATCTGCTTAATGTAAATGAAATATTATCCGATAATGATAACTTTGTTGTGCAGATTTAGAAAGGCGGTGAGAATATGGGATTATTTAAAAGAAAAAAGAAAATTGAAGAACGTGACGGAGAAATCAACGAAAATTCCGCTGACGTTGCCTTGCTTAATGCACTAATTGGTACATCCGATAATATTACATTTGAAGATGCTTTGCAAATTCCGTCAGTTTCTGCGTCAATAGATTTTATTTCGGGAATATGTGCAAGAGTACCTGTGCAACTCTTTCGGGAAAACGGCGAGGAAACGGAAGAAATCAATGACGATAACCGTGTAAGAATGCTTAATGATGATACAGGCGATATGCTTAACGCTTATCAGATGAAAAAAGCCTGGGTAACAGATTATTATGACGGCAGAGGATATATTTACATAAACAGACATCTGAATGAAGTGCAATCCTTGAATTATGTGGAAAAAAATCAAATCAGCATAAGTAAGAATGCAAATCCTATCTTTAAAGATGCAGATATTTATATCTACGACAAAAAATATTACCCGTATGAGTTTTTAAGGCTTTGCCGAAACACCAAGGACGGAATAACCGGAAAAAGCATTGTTGACGAAAGCGGTAAAATATTAAGCCTTTATTATGATACAATGCGTTTTGAACAGGAGCAAATGAAAACGGGCGGTATCAAAGGCGGATTTATTAAGTCTGAGAATAAACTTGGTGAAGATGCTTTTAGCAAACTTCGTGAGGCTTGGAATACTTTCCGCAATAAACGTGGTTCGAATATGATGGTACTTAATTCGGGTATGGATTTTAAAGAAACCTCTGCCACATCAACGGAAATGCAGCTCAACGAAAACAAGCAAGCAAACGCAAATGACATTACAATGCTGTTTCTGCTGTCTTCACAGGCTTTACGGGGGGCAAATGATGATGAGATAGTAAGTGCTGTTAAAACTGCCGTAATGCCGATTATAGAGCAAATGGAAGCTGCATATAATCAGACCTTGCTGCTTGAAAGTGAGAAGCAAACAATGTATTTCGCCTGCGATACATCAAAAATTGAACGTGGTGACATTCTCAAGCGTTATCAGGCTTATCAGATTGCACTTAGTAATCACTTTATGCAGCCTGATGAAGTGCGTTACAAAGAGGATTTGCCGGCACTGGGACTTAATTTTATTACCCTTGGACTTAATGATGTGCTTTACAATCCAAAAACAGGTGAGATTTATACACCAAATACGGACAAGACAACAAATGTAATTAAACCTACACAGAACGAGGGCAAAAACAATGAATAAAATACTCTCACTTTTTAAAAAGCTATGGCACAAAATCAAATATGTAAGTTAAGCACTTTGAGAAATCAGGTTGCTTTTCTTATACCCGAAAGGTGGTGAAGAAATATGAATATTGAAATCAGAGCCGATAACGAGGTTGTTATTTCGGGGTATGTCAATGCAGTTGAAAGGCGTTCTGCTGTTTTATCAAAGAAAAAGAGTGCGAATGCTCCCGGAGATTTTGTGGAAATCATCAAGCCCGGTGCTTTTTCAAACTCTCTCAAACGCAGACCGAACGTAAAACTGGAACTCAATCATAACAAAGTTATCGGTGGAACGGACACAAACCTTGAATTGCGTGAGGACAACATCGGATTGCACGCAAGGGCAACAATTACCGATGAAGAAACGGTAAAAGCAGCCAAAGGCGGAAAGCTAACAGGCTGGAGTTTTGGTATGACCAGAGTAAAATCCGACTGGGAAAAGGGTGAAAACGAAGAAATTTACACAAGAACTATTTCCGAAATGGATATGGTTGAAGTGTCAATCCTCACCAAAAGACCTGCCTATCCTGCCACATCTATCGAGGTAAGAGACGGCGAAAGCATTGATTATGAAGTCAGAGTTAATGACGATGTCGAAAACACAATCAATGACGAAGAAATTAAGAAAAACAAGGCTATAATCGACATCAGAAGTCGAGAAATAGAAATTTTAAACGAAAGGAACAAAGACTATGAACATTAAAGCACTTATCGAAAAAAGAAATGCACTTGTTACTAAGATGCAGGAAATTGTTGACGCTGCCGGCAAAGAAACAAGAGCATTTACAGACGATGAAAACAAACAGTACGCAGATTACAAGGCAGAAGTTGAAAAACTTGATGAAACAATCAAGGCATACAAGGAAACAAGAGACCTTGATGAGAAAATTCCTGCGGAGGAAGACGGCGAACAGAAAGAACAGAGAAACAAGGAAGAGGCAGAAGAACTTGAAGCAAGAGCCTTTGAAGACTACATCAGAGGTACTCTTACTGAAGAAAGAGCTGCCACCAGCAATTTTACATTTGCTGACAATGGTGCAGTTATACCTACATCTATCGCTAACAAAATTATTGACAAGGTAGTTGAGATTTCTCCTATCTATAATCTTGCAACAAAGTACAATGTGGGCGGAACTCTTACAATTCCTTATTATGATGCAAGCACAGGCGATATTACAATGGCTTATGCAGAGGAATTTACAGAGCTTACATCAACAAGCGGCAGTTTTAAGAGTATTTCTCTTAAGGGATTCCTCGCAGGTGTTCTCACACTTGTTTCAAAGTCGCTGCTTAATAATTCTAATTTCAATCTGCTTAATTTTGTAATAAACAAAATGGCACAGAACATTGCAATCTGGACTGAAAATGAATGTATCAACGGTACATCAGGCAAGATTGAAGGACTTTCCAAAATCACTCCTGCCGTTACATCTGCAAAGGCTACATCAGTTACAGCTGACGAACTTATTGACTTGCAGGAAAGCATTCCTGATATGTATCAGGCTAATGCAATCTGGATTATGAATAAGAAAACAAGAACTGAAATCAGAAAGCTCAAAGACAGTGACGGACAGTATCTGCTTAATAAAGATGTAAGTGCACGCTGGGGCTACACTCTGCTTGGAAAGGATGTATACATTTCCGACAATATGCCCGAAATGAAAGGTGGAAACAGAGCAATCATTTACGGAGACCTTTCAGGACTTGCAATCAAGACATCTGAAAATGCTACTATTGATATTCTGCGTGAAAAATACGCAACACAGCACGCAATCGGTGTATATGCTTACATTGAAATGGATGCAAAGGTTGAAAATGCTGAAAAAATCGCTGTAATGAAAATGTACGGCACATCTTCTTCTTAATCGGAGGTGAGATAAGTGAGAATAAGCGATGTCACGGAAGAATTCGTGCTTAAATATCTTAAGATTGACTTGCCCGATGAAACGGACAAGGAAATTATAAGAAATATTCTGCCTTCGGCGAAAGGATATATCACGGAATATACAGGTCAGACGGAAGAGAAACTTGATGAGTACGAAGACTTGACATACGCTTATCTCGTACTTATCGAGGATATGTATGATAACCGCTCAATGGCGGTTAATTCAAGCAATGTGAATAGGACAGTAAGAACTATCCTTTCAATGCATTCCTTGAACAATGTGGGGTGATTAAATGATTTTAAACCCCGGAAATTTCAAAGAAAAGATGATTATTCAGAAGCTGGAAGTTATTAATAACATGGGCGATATTGAGGAAGAATGGACGGATTTTTGCATTGTACACGCATATATCAACGGTTTAAGCGGTGATGAGTTGTATGAGGCAAGAAAAATAAGTCAGGAAAATTCCTTGAAAGTGCTTATACGATACGCAAAATCCCTTGAATGCCTTAATCCACAGGATTATAGAGTTATATTCAGGGGTCAACCATATAAGATATTACCGCCTATTGATAATTTCCAACTGCTTAATCAGACTATCAAATTCAGCATTATAAGCTACGATGTGGGTGATAAAAATGTCAGCGAGTAATAAAGTTGATTTTGCGGAAGAACTAATGAAGTATCTTACTGTGGAAGTACACGCAGTAGATAAGCAAGCTGTGAAATTAATTAACGCACACGCAGAGCACTTGCGAGGCAACATTGAAGAAAACAGCCCAGTTAATGAAAATGGCAAAAAGCCAGGTGAATACAGAAACAACTGGAAAGTAAAGAAAGCAAGTCGAAGCGGATTACTATTGCACGAAGCGGTTGTCTATAATGATAAACCTACATACAGACTTACACATTTGCTTGAAAATGGACATATAGCTGCCAATGGGAAAAGAGTTGGTCAGAAACCTCATATTAAATCAACATCTGTGGAAGAAATCAGAGACCTTGCAGACGATTTAAACAAAAAATTCGGAGGAGGATAACCAATGGAATATAATAAACTTTTTAACTTACTTAACAAAGTTTATCCTACTTGCCACATTGACTGGTCTGGCTATAAAGGTGTCCCCAATTATCCATACATCGCCATATTGGACGAGCCTACAAATAATATGGGGGCTGACAATAAGGCTTTTTACAAATGCGAGAATTATTCCGTTGAGTTATACGCAAGCAAGTCTGATTACCTCGAAGCGGAGAGTAACCTCGAAAAAGCATTTGACGAAAACAGTATCTACTGGAATAAAGAAAGAATATGGCTTAAAGACTTAAAAATCTTTATGACCGTATATTCAATTTAATAAACAAGAAAGGAATGTATATTTATGGCAGGAACATACACAGAAAACACGGTTGAATACGGCGTATGCAACGTGCATTATTCTAAGGCTACATACGATGCTACAGCAAAGAAGTACACTTACGGCGAAGTTAAGCCAATGCCGGGCTGTACTTCACTCAGCTTCCCTGCAAGCGGTTCACTTGACCCGTTCTATGCGGATAATATCAAGTTTTTCGTTTCTGAAACTAATAACGGATACGACGGTACTGCGACATTTGCGAGAATTCCGGATAGTTTCTTCGAGGATATCCTCGGCGAGAAAAACGGAGTTGAAAATGCCGATACAAAGACAGCAGAATTCGCACTTTTGTTTGAGTTTGACGGCGACAAAAGTGCAACAAAACACGTTCTCTATAGATGTAAGGCAACAAGACCTGACATCGCAGGAGATACCAAAGAGGATAAGACAACACCTAAGACTGTTCAGCTTTCAATCAGCGTTTCACCTCGTCTTAACGACCACAATGTTAAGGCTAAAGCTCACGTTGGTGACAGCTCTTATGATACTTTCTTCGACGCTGTTGTCGAGCCGGATAAAATCAACGTTGTTTCAGGGGGATAGGGGCGTATTAAATGGCTTATATTGGTATATGTGATTGCTGTTATAAAATAGATGATATGTCTTCGGCAGTTGCATTGCCCGGAGCTATATCACTTAACCGAGACAGCAATACAGAAATTAAGACAAAGCGTATATATACGCCAAGCGGAGTTATTGTGGAGCAACCTGTGGCAGTGCTGCAAAACGCTCCACGTCTACAGCTTGACGTGTTCAGCCTACCTGTTGAATTCTTGACGGATATTCTCAACTACAGTATCGACAGTAGCGGTGTAATGACGGAATATCAGCCGAAACTTGTGCCGTTTACTTTATTTTTCGAGACTTATGATACCGATAAAGGGCGCACGTTGTATCGCTACGATAAATGCTATTGTCAAAAGCCAAATTTCGACGTGTCTACAATAGCAGATGTTAAGAGTTTAAGTACTCATAAAATCAATATCATAGCTACGAATGTACCTATTTGCACGTCAGTAAGCGAATATTACAAAGATACTTTTGACACTTGGATAAGCGAGTACTTTAACTATAGTCCGCCGCCACTTCCGAGCGACAGCGGAAAAATTGTTGTCAAAGAGATTGTAACCGTCAATCAGGTTGCGGCGGCAGTATCAAAATTAAAGTCTGATAAGGCAACCGGCGAGAAAGCCGGAACGGCAACATATGTGCCATTAGATAAATATTTCGACATAACAGCGTGATGATGTATTACGAATACTGCGGATTATGATTATAGTCCGCAGAATTGATAATATATGTTGGAGGTAAGTATGGAGCAAACAATATTTGTAAACGACAAAAGAATAACATTGAAAGCCACAGCAGGGGCGTTAATAAGATACCGTCAGCAGTTTGGGATTGAATACATAGACGATTTGCAGAAAGCAAAGAATGAGGATACATTAAGGCAACTGACTGTCGGCTTTAATCTTATATGGGCAATGGCAAAGACAGCAAATAACAGTACTCCGCCGCCTGAAATATTTTTAAAAAACTTTGCAAACACAGATATTTTGTCAGAAACTATAAATATTGCAAATAAATTGTTTGAAAAATCAATGGCAGATTTAAAGCAGGACGGCGAAAACGGAGAAAAGCTTACATCGGAAAATCTTATTGCATTGTGTATGTGCTGTGGATTGAGCACAACAGACATTGACAACCTGTCTATGTCATTGCTGCTTAACTCAATATCTGAATATAACAAAATCAGAAGCGGCGGAGAAAGCGGCAATAAATCAAGAAAAGCTACGCAGGCAGACTTTGATGTATTTTAGGAGTGAAAAGTAATTGGCATATAGTGGATATAAAGGTATTACTGTAAAATTCGGCGCAGATACTACCGAAATGGGAAAAGCGCTTAAACAAGTCGATACCAAAGCAAAGGAAACGCAGGCAAACCTTAAAAGCATTAATAATGCACTTAAGTTTGACAAGGGTAATACTACTCTGCTGAGTGAGCAATTTAAAACGCTCGGCAAAAGGATTGACGAGACTAAGCAGAGATTAAAGCTTTTGACAGACGCTAAGAAAGCGCAGGAAGCAGCCTTTAAATCTGGCAAGATATCTGCCGACGATTATCAAGCGTTTCAAACCGAAGTCGCAAAAACCGAAAGGGATTTAAAGTCCCTGCAAAAGCAGGCAGAGCAGACCGCAGGCAAGCTGACATCACAGCTTAAAGGCGCATTTGACGATGTTAAAACCAGCGTGACTAAGTTTGCTAAGATTATTGCCGCAGGCGAGACCGCATTAATCGGATTGTCAACAAAGGCTGTACAGACAGGTATGACATTCGAAAGTGCAATGTCGCAAGTCGGCGCAACTATGGGAATTCAGACCACGTCCGAAGACTTCCAGAAACTTTCCGACGCTGCCAAAGAAATGGGCGCAACAACATCATTCTTCGCAAGTGAGGCGGCTGACGCACTTAATTATCTTGCATTGGCAGGATACGACGCTGAGAAAGCAATAGCTACACTCCCTAAGACATTGACACTTGCTAAGGCAGGCGGAATGGATCTTGCAACTGCAAGTGATATGATGACCGACGCTATGTCAGCATTGGGATTGTCAACGGAAGAAGTTGATAACTTTATCAACGAAATGGCTAAGACGTCGCAGAAATCCAATACCAATGTGGCGCAATTAGGCGAAGCTACACTCACTTGCGCCGGCGCAGTATCAACAACCGGTCAGAGCCTTGAAACGATGAATACCGCACTCGGAGTACTTGCCAATAACGGTTTGAAGAGTGCAGAGGGCGGAACTCATCTAAGAAACATTCTCATAAGCCTTGCAAACCCGACATCAGCGGCGACCAAGGAACTTGAACAACTGGGCGTGCAGGTTACGGACAACGAGGGAAACATTCGTGACCTGAACGACATAATGACAGACCTCAATAATACGCTGTCACAGAGCAACGGAGAACGCACGAAGCAGTTAGGCAGTATCTTTAACAAGACTGATTTAAACGCCGTCAACGCCCTGCTTAAAGCCACAGGCGGCACGTTCGAGCAACTCAAAGGACAAATTTCCGACGCTAACGGTGCGGCTGACGAAATGGCTAAGACAATGGCTGATAATCTACAGGGTGACTTAGTAACTCTTAAATCACAATTAGAGGCTGTGCAGATAGCAATTTCCGAAAAGCTTACTCCGTCACTCAGAAATGTTGCAAAGCACGCCAACGGAGCACTCAAAGATGTCCTCGACCGTATCGAGAATGGTGATTTGTCGGATACGTTTAAAAAACTCGGGGAAAGCATTGATAAGTTCCTGACTAAAGGCATTGACACTATTGCTCAGATTTTGCCGTCCATAGTTAAGTTTTTAACTGAGATTATGGACCATATGCAGGCGATTGTAAATATCTTTATTACATTAAAAGTTGTAGAATTTAATACTAAAATTGCGAAAAGTATAATAAATTTATGCGACAATCTTAAAAACTTTAAGACTGAGTTGGACGCAGTAAACGCCGCCGGAAAATCATTTAGTGCGAGCACGATGATTAAAGGCTTTACAGGCGTTGCTTCGGTGGCGCTGTCCACAAGCATAGCACTTAAGACGTATATAGACAGTGCAACAGCAGCAATGACCGTTATCCCCGATAAGTACGAAGGAATGAACGAGGAGCAACGGAAACTCCTTGACAGCGTCGATGAAACTATATCAAAAGTAAACGAAGAAACCGAAAGCTTTAATAAGAACATCGAAGAGCTCAATAATCAGAGCACGGCAATTAATGATACCAAGGACAAGCTCATTGAACTTACTGAGCAAAAGAAAAAATCTGCCGAAGACAATGAGCAGATTTTGACCTACATATCCGAACTTAATCAGCAGATACCCGACCTTAACCTTGCATATGACGAGAATACAGGCAAGCTCAATATGAATAATGCTGAGCTTGAAAAGGCGATACAAAATTATGCTGACCTTGCTATGAAGCAGGAACTTGCGTCAAGAGTAGGAACTTTTAAGGCTGACAATGTGGGATTGAAAAGTCAGCTTGAAGAATTGCAAGCACAAAGAGATGAGTACGACAAGACAATCGATGACATTAACCAAAAGGCGCAGGAAATAATTGAAACTATCGGTTCGACAAATAAAGCTGATACGTTAAAAATTGAGGATTTAAACTCTCAGTTAAAAACTTTAAAAGAGCAACTCGACAGCGTCAATAATGCTTCTGCGGAAAATTATGCAGCACTCGACGAAGTTAAGAGTGCACTATCAAACAATAGCAAGCAGATTGCAGACTATGAAAAAGAGATAGGAAAAGTCACAACAGCTACAAAGAGCGATACTGCTGCCAAGAAAGAAGACGCAAGCGCGACAGAAGACCTTGATAATAAGATGTCAGATTTAAGCAACAAAACCAATACGGCAACATCTGAAATGTCTGAACTGTCAAGCGTGCTTGAAAAGCTTACACAAAACCAGTCTCTTTCCACAGACCAAGTACTAACGCTTATAACGAAATATCCTGAACTTGCAACTGCTGTTAAATCGACTGCAGACGGATATAAAATTGAAGAGAGTGCATTAAGAAGTCTTATCAATGCAAGAGCCGAAAATCTAAAAGTGCTCGCCGAAGAGCAAGAAAAAACAAGGCTGAACAGCTTGCAAAAATCTATGGTGACTAAGCTTGAAAACTTAGGTGTAGTTGACTTTGAAGCCGAAAATATGGCAAGCGTTTATATGTCGCAGGGTGAAAACGGCACTTTTAACGCAAGCAATATGAAAATCAGCAACAAAAAAGTACGTCAAGCCGTAATTGATTATATCAACTCGATAAATCAGATTAAGGAGCAGACGGAGGCTCAAAAGAAAATTGCTGATGATATCATTAAAAATGGATATAAGTCTGGCAGTAGTAGTACAAGCAATTCGAGCAGCTCGAGCAATAAGACCACCTCGACAAGCAGTAAAAATACTACAAGCAATAAAAATACTACTACCACAACAAGTAACAAAAAAACGTCCACAAACACGAGCAACAGCGAAACAAAAGCGCAGAAAGAACTTGACCTGCTCCAAAAGAAATATAATGCTTTGATGTTGTCCGATGAGGAATACCAGAAGCAGTACAAAGCATTATATAAGAAATATAATGGCACAAGCCAGTTCACGAGCGATGAGTTGTGGACAATGTATGCTCAGATACGGAAGTGGAATAAGGAAGCCGAGGAAAAGGCGCAGGAAGAAGCGCAAGCTAAGAAAGAAGCTGCCGAAGCCAAGGAAAGAGAAAATATACAGAAGCAAATCGACGCTTTAAAAGAGAAATACGACCTTGGAAAAATCGGTGCTATTGAGTATTACAACGAGTTGCAGAAACTCAATGATAAATACTATAAAGGCAAAACTAAGTATGCGGAAGAATACGCCGAACTTGAAAAAGAAATCCAAGCAGGACTAAGACAAGCACAAGAAGACAATATCAATAACGTTATGAACCTTTACGAGAAAACAAATGACGTTATTGAAGCACAGGCAAAGCTTAACGGTGCTAATAAAAAACAAAAGCTTTACTACTCGTCGGAACGAGGCTTTTACCTCGACAAAGATGTTTCGGCAGTAAGCGAAGCACAGAGTAATCTTTACAACGCTCAGAAATCATTAATGCAACAATCCATTGATATGGGCGGAAATGTTACGACCACAGAATTGTCAAGGATATTAAGCAACTTGCCAAACTTTAACGGCGTAACCTTGCCGACAACAAACAGCACAAGCAACAAAACCGTAACAAACAGCTTTGTGTTTACCGGAGATATCAAAACCGATAATCCGCAGGATTTTTTAAAACAGCTTAACAGCTATATCAAGCAGGCAGGACTTGACAAGATGATAGGAAAGTAGGTGATTTTTTGTTACAACAATCAAAAAATTTCGAGCCGGATAGGATAATGTATCTAAATCAGGATTCCGAGGGTAATTATAACGGCAGTGTTAAGTTTCAGCTTTCAATCCCCGATTCGGGCACTTGCTTACTTATGGGCGTATATCAAGTGCGTATGTCTTATGGCTCTTACATTTTAGCTAAGATTGCGTATACACCTAATATATTAACTGATAGCGGTGGATTTAATGATAAATTTAAACCTCTGTACAACAGCGACAAAATCGAGCTTAACTTTGAAAAATTAAATCTAAACGCACGATATGTGTTTAATGGCTTGCTTATGCAAGCCAATGCAGATTATGTAAAGAGTGTTATTGGCAGCGACGGGACGGTAAGTCTTAATACCAGCGATGATAATTACTTGTCCGGATTGATATCCTGCGACAATAAGCTTTGCAGGGGAAAAATTAAATCGGTAAGTCAGAGCAGCGACGGCACGACATACAGCGTCAATATTGGCAAAGGGATTAATGACATCTTGTCTTTTACAGTTAAAGATGTATTACATACAGAAACAGTTGTTGAAAATAATCCGATAGCCTGTGCAGAAATCAGAACCGGCACAGCCGTTGCAAGAATATCAAATTATAACAGGACAACCGGTATAGCAACGATATCAGCCGATAATTTTAAGGAATCCGGAAGTATAACAGAGGGTAATACTTACGAAATATACACATCTTATATACACGATATGTCGCACGCATTTATTACCAGAAAAACGCCTTATTTAAATATAAATCATAATTACGCCGAGGGGAAATTAAGTGTTGGAATATCGCCCTCAGAACCGATTATATCTCACAAGTATAAGCTTATTGATTATGTCAACAACGAGGTGATATATGAGAGTGATAACATATACGGAACAAGCGATAATAAATATGATTTTGAAATCTTAATACCGGATTGTTACAGCTTAATTGCCGAAGGTATCACGCAGGACGGAGAATCGGTCACAGAAGAATCAACGTACAGCGAATCTGTAACAGGCGAAGAAGTTACTATGATATCTTGCGATATCAATACCACAAATGCGGTTGATATCCAAGTAACCGCTGATAGTAACGTTTACGGGAAAACAGGTAAGCTTATTATATACAGGCTGGATATAAGAGAATCCGTTAATAGTACAGGAAACATTGAATCATATGCTAAGTATCATTGTGTTTTTGAAGTCGATGACTTGACAATATCAGATGATACGATAAGAATTTTTGATTTTGCAATGCCAAGCAATAAAAATGTAAAATATTACATTAAGTTTTATGAAAAATCGGGTGCTTTATACGAATTTTTATCAGACAAATTTGTTACACCGACTGCTTCCGCAGGAATATATATGCTCGATTATGTCGGAAACCGTACTTATGAGGTCAATAAATCATACGGATTTGACTTTATAACAACGGAATCAAACGGCGATATTAAATCTACACTAGGCATTAACATTTACAACGGCAGCACAAAGCCTATTGTTGCAAAGTCTGATATTGATTATGAGAGCGGCTCATTTAGTGCGGACCTGCTGTCATATGACTTTAACAGCAGCGAGCTTGTGGATAATCATAATAAAATCAATCAATGGCTTGATTTTATTAAATCAGACAAGCCTATGTTGCTTAAAATGCCTAAAGGTGATTGCTTTATCGTTAAGATATGCGGAGAGCCTACACGACATTATGATGCAGACACAATGCTTACCACCGTCAATTTTGACTGGACAGAGGTCGATAAAATCGACAAGTGCCTTATTAAAGGTACTTACTTTACGTTTTAAGGTTGGTGTATAAAATGGCAACTTATTATAACGTGATAACGGACGAGTATTTGCAAGCGTTGCGAACTAACATAAGGCACGAATGCATACAAGTTGACTTGCTTGATTTTAATGAGATCCCATATGACAGCCTTACAACTTACTTATCTTACGATAACAAAGGTAATGTAAGCTACAATGACAATAACGGCACTCAGAGAGCCGCTAATATCAATTTGATTGATACCGACGGCAGCATTACAAATAGCTTAACCAAAAATGTAAGCGCAAAAATCAAGCTTTGGTATGGTCTTATAACTGGCAATAACACTTATTATTTTGCGCAGGGCGTGTTTTTGGTAAAAACACTTGATTACACAGATAAGATTTTAAGCTTGCAATTAGTCGATAAATATGGATTACTCAACGGCGAGTTAAAAACAGGTGCTTACTTATATGCATTAAGTGTTACCACAAACAGCGACGATGTTGTGCATGTGGGAGATTTAATTAATGATACTCTTGCAATGGATATCGGCAACGGTAAGATGATTGACCCGATAATGCCTAATATACAGTATAATCCGACATTGACAACAGATATAATCGTCAACGCAGGCGGATACATCTCAGAAAGCTTTGAAACTCTGGCTAATTTTTATGGCAGTAAAATTTATTACGACCGAAACGGCGTGTTTAACTTTGAGCAGATTTTTGATTGCGGACATCCGTTTAAAATTATGCAAAAACCTATTATTTATGAGTTTACAAGCAATAATATAATCAACTTAAAAATGTCCACAGACAATGATAATTGCAATACTGTTGTTGTATCAACGGACAACACAGACGGTGACAATGTTACGGTTACTGTATATAACACAAACCCATTTAGCGATTTTTGTGTTGACAAAGTGGGAATAAGGCTATATGACGGTGACGGGGTGACGGACGGCGTGTATTACATACCAATCCGTGACGGGACCGAGGAAGACAATAAAAGAGCCTGCACAGATATGGGCGAGTACTTATTAATGCAGGAAGCAAAACGCAAATGCACTATGTCATTTGATACACCTGTTGTACCGCATCTGCAAGTAGGTGATATCGTACTTGTGAAAGGTCAGAGATGCGTGATACAGTCGCTTACAATCCCTCTTGCAAGCGGAGAACTAATGCAAGTACAAGCTTTAAGCGTTGAGCAACTACCATATGAGGAGTGATATAATGTCAGAGTTAAATAAACTGCTTGATAAAAAAACAAATGATAACGCTTTGCACAAAGTGCCCGGTATAGTAGTAAGTTACGACAGCTCAACCGGATATGCTATTGTCAGCTTGCAGACGTTAAACAATGTTGAGCATAAGTTTATAAACAAAAGCGGCGAATATTTGTCGGTGGGAGACGAAGTGCAAATTTGGTATTTTACCAAAATATACGCAGGATTTATCGGATTACGATGTGGGAAATCCAATATTTTTGACAAAATAAGCAACCTCGAAGCAAGAATAAAAGCTCTCGAAGAAGCTTAGAAAGGATATGTTTTATGGCAATTAAACAATATGACATTACAGACAGCACAACAAGTATAGAATCGCTAAAAACAATATTTGAAACGGTTGCAACAGCTTATTTTGACAGCCTTGTATTATCTGAGGATAAAAATACACTTGATTGCTACTGCGGGACACATTTGTTATTGAGTTTTAATTTTAAAAATAATAAAGTACTTACCGTAACCGTTTACGGAAACGGGGTTAGCAAAAGTGATACGCAGCAAAGAACGGATTACTTAGCGTATGTATATAAGGTTATAACCACGGAAAATGGTATTGCGTTAGCTGTCTATTCTAATGGTGCAAAATATCACTCTAGCATATTTATCAGCAAAACAAATAGCGGCGAAACAGGAGTTATTGTGCTTGACAAGCTTTTAACTAATCCTAGTGCTCAAACTAATAAAACTTTATGCGCAGTAACAAAAAACAGTATCGACGTTTCAGCGGTTTATGACTTTGTCAACGGAACAAAGGAGCAACCGACCACAACCATTTTTCCGATTGCCGTTTCGGGGCACGCTGATTACTTTAATAATGTGTTCTGCGTGCCGACAAGTCCGTATGTTGGAGCGGACAGTATTCTTACGCTTGACGGCGTAGATTATTATTATAACGGATATATGGCGTTAAAGGACGAGTAGGGGAATGAGATTGATGAAAGCGAAATACTTCAGCAAGAGCCACCCGAGATTGAGGAGTGATTAATATGCGTAATCTTTTACAAAAACTCACAAAACTAATTGACGTAAAGTCTTTAGTAACTCTCTGCCTGACCGCCGTATTCTGTGTACTTTCACTCAAAGGCAAAGTAAGTGCGGAGCAGTTCCTGACTATCTTTACCACCGTTATTGCCTTTTATTTCGGAACGCAATACAGCAAGAGGGACGGTGAGGATAAGTGACAAGTACAATTATAGTTGCTCTGATTACGGCAAGTGCGTCCGTAATTTGTCAGATTATCATATCCACAAGCAACCGCAAGTCAACACAACAGACACAGTACGACAGCCAGAAATTGCTTGAATACAAGATAGATAAGCTGTCGGAACGTGTGGACAAGCATAATAATCTGATTGAGCGTACATATAAGCTTGAAGAGAAAGCAGAATTAATTGACGAAAAAATAAAAGTCGCTAATCATCGGATTGATGATTTGGAAAGGAAGTAATTTTATGACATTTGAACAGTTTAAGAACAAACATCTCGGCAAGGGTATTGACTACGACGGTAATTACGGCGTGCAATGTTTTGACCTTGCCAATCAGTACTGCAAGGACGTTGTCGGCTGTACTGGGTTTGTAGGCTTGTATGCACATCAGATTTACAACAACTTTAACACTCAGCCTAATGCAAAGTACTTTACAAGATACGCCAACACGCCGTCTTTTGTACCAAGAAAAGGTGACATTGTAGTATGGTCTGCAACTCTTAACGGCAGGGCTGGACACGTTGCTATCTGCACAGGAGAGGGCAATACGCAGTATTTTTACAGCCTTGACCAGAACTGGACAGGCAGAAACGACCCTTGCACTAAAGTGAAGCACAACTACAACCACGTTCTCGGCTTTCTCCGACCGAAAGACCAGTCAAAAGTACTCGGAACTACTACAAAGAAAAAATCCGTATCCGAAATTGCAAAGGAAGTCATTGACGGCAAGTGGGGCAATGGTGATGAACGCAAGAAGAAACTCACACAGGCTGGATACAATTATAATGCCGTACAGACGGAAGTCAACAAGCTTGTATCCTCCGCAAAGAAAAAGTCCCTCACAGAAATTGCACAGGAAGTTATCGCAGGAAAATGGGGCAACAATCCTCAGCGCGAGAAGAAGCTCAAAGCCGCAGGGTACAACTATGAGGCGGTGCAAGCGGAAGTAAACAGAATTTTACAGCATAAATAAATAAATTATCCTCCTCGGGAAGTTCTCGGGGAGGATTTTTTATTTTTTATCACCTTTTAATTCATTATACCAATTTTCAAAATTACCTTTAAAAATTTGTCTTTCCGCTTCTTCCAAAATCTTTTTACATTCGTCTAAATCTGATGAGTATTTAAGTGGGTATCTTTTCTTATTGTAAGTAACTTGCACTTGATAATATCCTTTTGATTTAACATAGCAGATATTTCTAATTCCTGTTGTTTTGTTCAGATAAGGTTTATTCTGATATTTTGCACGCCTTTTTGCGGCTCTTTCGACCTTATCAACTCGGGTATTATAATATTCTATTCCTTGCTTATTGTCAAGTTCTTTATGCATTTTGTCTTGACATTCTGGACAATATTTCTGCATTCCCGAGTTTATAATATATTCTTTACCACAATTCTTGCATATATCTTTATTTCCGAGCTTACGTTCCGAACCTTTGCGTTTGTACTCTCTGTCTTTGGCTTTCAAGCGTTCTGCCCGACATTCGGGGCAGTACCAAGAGCGAGGGCCTCCCGAAAAGGTCCTGCCACACTCTTTGCATACACGATTATTATATATTGCCATTGTCCCACTCCTTTAACTTGCTTTCCACAAGGTCAATCATATATTCCGCAGGCTTACGTCTGCCGTTTTCCCAGTCCTGCAAGGTTCTTGCAGGTACGCCAGTGATTTCAGACGTTTTTGCTTGCGTAAGTCCGTAAACCTTACGCAGAGCCTTCCACAGCTCAGGCTCTGTGAGTTCTCTGCCTTCAATGGCACTTGCAACGGATTCAATGCCTGCAAGCTGTACGGCTTTTTTGACATCTTCAAAGAGTTCACGTTCCCGGAAGTCTCCCTCTTCCGTGTAAAGCCACTTTTCTGCGGTTTCCTTGGTTTCAAAAGTGTAAACCCTGTGATTCCAATCGCCGAATTCAAACTTGCTGCTTATTCCGATAATCATAGTATCAATCCTTTCAAATTTTTTATTAAGCTTTTCAGCCGACTCCCTTTCGGGAGTTATTATTATAAATTTAATATTGCAATCACATCTGCTCCATAACCATTTGAGCCTAATATAATTTCATCATCATCAACGCCATATTCAGAATTTTTATCTGCTATTAAAAGTACAGTATCTGTATATACGGCATACATATTTTTTGCTCTGTTATACTTTTCAATAAGTACTTCATCTGAATTGTATTCGGTTGCAACAATGGCACTTGTTCCGTTCAGCTTTCCTATCGGCTCGTCATTGTCAAAGTCTGTAGAGCAATCAAGATATCCTCTTTCAAGATTATCCATATCTTCTGTTGATGCTCCACGTATTCCGTAGTATCCATATTTTCCATTTTCAAGTTCTGTTCTGAGTTCTTCAATAGTTGTTATAGTTTTCATAAAATCAAGTCCTTTCGTTGTTTCGGGTTGTTTTCCTTTTCTTTGTCTTTATTATATCACGCACTGCGTTACTTGTCAAGGCTTTTTATAAAAAAACACGCAATGCGTTATATTTGTATGGTTGCACAAAAATTTGCTTTAATTTTGTGCATAATTTAATATCAAAAATACGCTCAATAATACGCTCAATGGCGAGATTTTATGAGATTTTATAGGGCATAAAAATTATTTTTGATATAATAAAAAAAGTCCGCAAACTGCGTAGATACGCATATTTACGGACTTTATACTGGAGCTGCTAACCGGGATCGAACCGGTGACCTCGTCCTTACCAAGGAAAGACAACTCACCGATTTTACGGCATTTGCGAATAAAATACGCTCAATTTACGCTCATCAATGCACTTTTAATTTGCTAATCGCATTTTGCAATTCTTTGGTATTTTCGTGAACATAGATGTCCGCTGTTGTTTCAAATTTTGCGTGTCCGATGATTTTCTGCAACGACTTCGGGTCAATGCCTGATTCAACGCATAGTGTTGCGAACGTATGCCTTGTGCAGTGCGGCGTGTATGTCGGGTCTTTATACTCAAGCTTGCCTGTCTTTTCGTTTTTTATAGGCTTATTTATCAAGCCTAAGTCAGACAATGCCGAATAGAACACGTTATTGCGGAACGTCTTAACGTCCATATTAATCAGCTTGTCTGATGTGCTATTATTATATAGGCTCTCGACAAAAGGTTGTATATCTGCTTGTATGGGCACATAGCGGTCGATTCCTGCCTTTGTCTTTTCTCCTGCAATAATATAATGCTCTTCCAGATTCACGTTTGATTTCTTGATATTGCAGATTTCACCAATTCTAAAGCCTGTATAAATCATTATTAATATCTGTTGCACTCTTTCATCGGCAGCGTTCTCCCAAAGCAAAGCAATGTCTTCGTGGGAGAATGTCTGCCGTTCTTTTTTCTCTTGTTTCGGCAATTTCACGAATTCAGCATAATTTTTATCAATGATATCATTTTGCATTGCGTACTTGCAGAGTTGAGAACATAGCTGCTTTACTTTCTCACACATTGCACGGCTGTATTTCTCTGCACAATAATCAATACATTCCTGATAATCAACGGTTTTTAATTCACGTACTTTTCGATTATAAATATTTTCAAGATATTTGTATGCTGTCTTATAGCCTTGTATTCCGTTTTTGGTAAGAGTTTCAAAATGCGTATTACTCCATTCTTCGTAAAGTCTTGATACAGTATAATTATACAAGTCGCTGATGTTATCACTGCTGTATCGTTCCAGAGCCGTTTGTGCATCGGCATAAGTCTTAAAGCAGCCTAAGTATTTCCTGTGTCTGCCAAAGCGGTCAGATGGAGCATAGGCACGATAAATATTCTTGCTGCGGCTGTCAACCATAATGCTTCCCGTTCCGCTCGCCCTTTTTGCTTTCTTGCGCTTAGTAGTTTCTTGCTTTTTACCACAATAATTACAAAACAAAGAGCCTTCGGGGATTTCTTTGTGGCATTTTTTACAGATCATACCTATGCTCCTTTCTTGAATTAATTTAATATCCTACTGCCGACAGTGCGTAATCAATCTGGCTGTCGGTAAAGCCTTCATATTCAAGCTGCGAACGCAAGCCCTCTCGTGAGAACGCCGAATAATTAAGATAATCTCTTGCCTTTCCTGCCGCTTGCTCGTTCCAGTCTGCGCCACAATTATTTACACCATATTCGGCTTCCGACGACGAATACCCCTCATATTCAAGTTGACTTTTTAAGCTTGACCAAGAGAAATGAGTGTAATTAATATAAGTTATTGCACGTGAAAGTGCGTTCTGCTCGCCCAAAGTTGCTTGATTTGCTGGAGGAGATGTGGTTGTAGTTGTATCATATGTATTATCATCTTCTCCCAATGCATATTTTATTTGACTGTCTGTATATCCATCTAATTCCAAATAATACCGTAAGTCATCATTACTCATATAATCAAACTCACATATATATTTTACCGCTTGACCTAAAGCTTGCTCGTTCCAATCTACTTTATAATTTTTCAATGCATATTGGATTTCATCGCTTGTATATCCCTCACTTTTCATCCAATTAACGTACTCAGATTTTGAAGAATAAGTATCGCCGCTAAAAAAGTCCTTTGTTTCAATCAAAGCTTGCTTTTTTCTTTCGGCTTTACTCTGTGTTGTAGTAGTTTCTTTAACCGTGGTCGTTGTCGCTTCGGTCGTAGTCTGAGCAGGCGTTGTCTGAGCAGTAGTTACTGTTATCCGCTCTGTTGTTACTGATGCGCTATCAGATGTTCCATTGCCATTAACTGAGCCGTATATAATTATTCCAACAAGACCAACCATGAGAACTCCTCCGACAATTTGGGGCAAGGGTATCTTTTTCATATTCATAGTATCAGCTCCTTTTCATAAGTTATTTATATCAAACAGCCATAAGCCCTGTGTTTTTCAGGGCTGTGGCTATTTTTTTTACTCAACTCGACCAAGAACCTTGCCTTTGCAAATAATCCGTTCGTCTTCTGATTCAGACGGATAAATGTCATCGAAATCTGGATTCAAAGAAATTAATCGGTCTTCTGCATACTTTTTAACATATGCGTTTTCGCCTTTTAAGAAAATTCCGATTTCTCCCTCATAAACGCTCGGCTGCTTACGAACCAGTATCAAATCCTCGTCGCTGAAATCAGGTTCCATGCTGTCGCCGCTTACCTGAACCACAAAATCAGCCATTCGATTGAACGGGGTGTCAGGTATCTCGATTATTGAAGTCATTTCATCAGATAAGAATTGTCCTGTTCCTGCGGAAACAGGAAGTTC